CCGTGGACGATCGCCGCCGCCCCGGATGAAATACCCGGCCTGTTGATGATCTCCGCGACCCGCTCCGCGTGCTTTACCGTCGCCGCAAAGACCAACGAGCGCCGGTCCTTCACGATCTCCACCATCGGCAGGACCATCTGCTGAAGCGACCGCTCGAGGGCTTCCTCAAGGTCGCACAGGGCGAAGTCTCCACCCGACTTCTTGCAAGCGGAAAGATCAAGTTCGTCGCATTGAACGAACCGCTGTCGGATCGGAACGAGCCACCCCTCCCTGATCCCGTCCACAACGTCGAACTGGTACGCCACGGTGTCGAAGACCATGCCGAGTGCCTTGCCGTCCAAACGGTCGGGCGTGGCCGTGACTCCGAGCATCCGCGATTCCGGATGCCTCATGTAGTGGTCGATCACGGACCGATAGGACGAACTCGTGGCGTGATGGCATTCATCGACGATCACAAGCCACGGATGCTGATTGTCGAAGCGGTGCATCCGCTTGCGGTCGCCGCGCCCCGCATTCTGCGTCTGGATGCTCGACACCAAGACGGAGCTGCGCCCGTAGATGCCGTCCTCGTCGGATCGGTAGTCCCCCATCTCGATCGCAGACTCAAGCCCCGTGACGGACTTGATCTTGTCCGCGGCCTGCATAATCAGCTCCTCGCGATGGGCAAGGACGATCGCCCTCCTTCCCGGAACCTCGAGGCCGCGGCGAATCACCTCGGCGAAGCAGACGGTCTTTCCGAGCCCGGTCGCAAGAACTGCCACGGTCGATCGGTTGTCGCGAAGCCTCGCGCAGATGGCGTCAACGCATTCCCGCTGGTATGGACGAAGGTTCATGGTGGCTCCAGAACTCGATCACTTCTTCAAGGCTTCCATCCGGGTCTTGTTGACCCATCCCGTGTCAAGGCACTTCACGCACCCCGATCCCCCGCAAGCAGGGCAAAGACCCGCCGGCCTCGCGGCCTTGACGTGATCCCGGGCATCCCGGAGATGCTTGAGCAGCGCACTACCGCTCGTCAGGAGCCACGCCTTCGCACTCGTCGAGATGAGGGCGTCCGCTGCGTCGAAGGCGTGGGATATGGCTTCCAGCGCGTCCTTGAACGCGGGAGCCGCAGACTTCATGTTCTGATCCCCGAGCGTCTGGAAGGAATCCTCGGGCTCTTCTTCGGCCATCCGGCTCGCGGCCTCCTTCACGTCGCGAGCCGTGACGGGTCGGCCTTCCTCCTCGGCCTTCTCGCGCGCCTCGTTCCAGACATCCGACCGCATCTCCTCATCGACAGCAGCCAAGGCAGAAGCCTGCGCGGCGTTCTCCGGCTTCGGAGAGCCCTCCGGAAGAGAAGCGATCGCCTCGACCGCCGACATCAACTGCCGGCCTCGAGCAGCCGTGAATTCCCATCGCTCGAGGCAGTAGTCCTCGAACGTGTCGTACTGAGCCCGATACAGGCGAGATTCCCTGATCTCGCTGAGAGCCTGACCGACCGCCACGAAGGACTTCATCCCGCGGGAAATGACATCCTCAAGGTGCTCAAGCCTGTTCTGTTCCGGAGTGGTCAACTGGCTCATTCGATGCTCCTAAAGCCCGAAGGGGGCGGGTGTGCCCCCTCCGGGCCGATTGGGGGAGAAGTTCAGACGATCTCATCGACGGACGAATCCGCCGGCGGTTCGGGGGTGCGAGACTTCTGGCTCTTGATCCAAGACTGGATGCGCGGCAACCACTCCTTCGGCCACGCAGTCATGTCCTCGCCGCCGTTCAGTTGTGCCTTCCTCATGGTGGCTTGCAGATCCTCGAGCGGGATGCTCTTGGCCGCGAGCGCCTTGATGATCCCGGCGGCGTCAGCCTTCGTCATCGTCTTCACGGGCGACGGGGGTGGGGCGGGCGGAAGCACCGGGGTCGAGGCGTCCACCTGCGACTCGTCCTCCCGGTGATCCACCGCACCTTCTTCGGGAACGACGACCGGCTGCGAGAACGAAGGAGCAGATCCGGATTCCTGCGATCCGACCTCATCCTCGGTGTAGAGCCCACCCAACTCCGCGGGGAATGCCTTGCGGAGCGCCAACGCCTCCGCGCACTTCGCGATCATCAGCGCGGGCATCTTCGCCCACATGTTGATGAGGCTTCCATCCTTCTTGCGCTGCGCGTACTCGTTGAACGAAGCGACCGCCCAGATCGGAGCCACGAACCCCTTGCGGGACACGAACACCTTTGCGGCGCGCGGCGGGACGTGCGACATCCACACGTCCTTCCACACCCCGTCCTCGCCGCACCAGTACGGGCCGTCCTGACCCGCGTACTCGCCGCTGCGCTGCGCCACCAGCCGGAATCCGTCGATGGAAACCTGCGGCTGCATGACCTCACGGCCAAGCTGCGAATCCCATCGCTTGACGGCGTAGATTTGACGGGCGAACGGGTCGAGCCCGGTGCGCTTGCAGATTTGCACGAACAGGGCCAGTTCGTCGGGCGTCGTGCCCTTGGCGATCGTGCGGCTGAGAAGCTGGATCTTGGGGCCGTCCAGCATGACCGTTGCGAGATTGCTCACAGGCCGACCTCCTCTCCCTTGATGGACCACCTCGGAAGCGAGATGGTCTGAACGCCTTCGTCATACCCCGGCCAGTCGTTCGTCGTCATGCAGTTCGCAAGGATCGGCAGCGCCCGGGCGACTGCAATGCGTCCCTCCTCGATGGCCTGATCGTCAAGCGAGTAGCAGGCGACTCCGTAGGGTCCGGACTTCTCGATGGCGATGAAGATAACCGTCTCCACGTCGAACCCAGCCGCGCGCATGGCGTCGATGTACCACGCCGCCTGAACGTGATACTTGAAGTTCGCGATGGATCTCGCGAAGGCGTCGGGAGACGCGTTCTCGCAGCTCTTGATGTCGATGATGGCGCGGTGCTCGAGGCTGTAGCCGTCGATCCGAGCCTTGCACCTGACTCCGATCTGCTCCCAAACGAGAGTCAGTTCGGTTTCCGTGAGGGTCGCGACGAGTTCGTGCGCCATGAGATGCCTCATGGCCGATTCTGCCATCCCGGACACGCAGAGCATCTGATCGTAGGTCAGGATGACCTTGCCCGGATTGGCGTCAATGAACATCTGCCAAGCCGCCCTGCCGTCCTTCGTGCGCCTGTCCACGTCCGGGGCCGTGACGTACTGCTCCTTGAATCGCAAAGGCTCGAGGATCGCGGCATGGACCGCCTCTCCCACCACAAGCGCGTCGGATGTCTTTCCGTTCTCGAGCGAGAACTTGACGTGGGCGGGAGAGCGAAGGATCTCCTTCAACTTGCTGGCATTTGCCGCCGGCATCGAGTGATACTCGACCGATGGCATTCCCCTGACGATCTTCATTGTCATGCTTGGCTCCAAAGGCTCCCGACAGACGCGGCCAGACAGGAGCCACCTATGAACCGGCGCGTCTGTCGGGAGCTTGTTGTCCTTGTGGTCATAGGTGGCGCGCGAAGCGTAGCGGCGATCCGACAACAATGCAACAGGATCGAAAGAAAATTTGCGCTTTGCTCCTTACCACTTGGATTCGGGACACTTCGCCGCTGGCATCGTCAGCTTCACCGTCAGCCGAGCACGGGCATTCAGCCCGCAGCCGCACTTCCGGCAAAACCCGATCTCGTCCGCGGGATTCGTGTCCTTCAGCCGGTGTTCGCAGCCCATGCACGCTGCCTTCCGCGCCTCGAACACGGCGGCATCCACCGGGCCTTGGATCGCGAGCGATGCCTCCGCCTTGACGTAACGGACCACGTTTCCGGGAGTGATCCGGGCGCGGGGAAGATTGTCATTGCTCGAGCGAAGGTAGGACATGGCTCATGGAGGCGTGGTGTCGCAGTCGATGTCGTGGCCGATGCACTCGATCTGTCCGGCGGTCTGCGTCGGAGGGCAACGCTCGGTCGGAGCGCAATCGACCTTCTGCTGTCCGCAGCAGTTCGTCTGCGAAGCCCATGTTCCCAGCACCGGACAGAAGCCGCCGCAGCAGAGGTCATCGGTGCTTTGCAGATCACCGGGAAGAATCTGTGGATCAGGTATGAATCCCGGATCGGTTTGGGCCATGATCGCGGTGCAGAGCGGCGTCGGAGCCTGATGCGTCGCGACGAGGCCGGGGTACTGATAGTTCGCCGGCAGCGGAGGGATCTCGGGCCGGCATTGGAACGGAATCGACTCGTCCCACGAGTTCGACGTGCGACGGGCCTCGATCAAGAACGACTGCGCGATCTTGCCGCATTCGTAGCGAATGTAGCCGCAACAGCCGCTTTCATTCAGCTCGCATTGATAGGCGACAGGATTCGTCTTGTAGAGCGTGTACGCGAAGCGAATCCCGCCGCAGAACGCCGCGACGTTCAACGCGTCGCACCACTGGCCTCCGGTCCCTGTGTTGTTCCCGTCGCAGCGCGGCGTGAATCCGATGCCCCCGTTCTCCGTGGTCGGGCAGTCAAGAGACAGAACCGCGCACTCCGCATCGGGCTCGAAGCAAGAGCACTGCACGGGGTTCTCGAACGTGTCCCAGCACGGATGCACGCACGTCGTGATCGTCGGCTCCGCGAGCGGGAAACCCTTGAGCGCCTGGATGCAATCGGGATCTTGGCGACCGCATCCGGCAAGGATGGCATCGTCTTCTCCCCACCCGAGGCACGCGCCGCTCGGTGCGTTCCATCCGACCCACGTCCAACCGCCCGGAACGGCGCGGAAATACACCCACTGTCGATCGGCCCAGTACGCGTAGTCGGCTTCGTTGCCGGCGGTGAACAGACCCGGGTAGTCGATGAAGCACGCGAGGTCCACGTTGATCGTCTGCTGCGTCGCCGTAGCGTCCGCGAGATCGAGGATCGGAGTTGGATTCGCGTCGGCGAATGCGCCGCACAGGCGACGCCGCACAGGTCCGAGCGCATCCATGTCCGCGACGTTCTGGATGCACGCGGCGTAGCCCGCGCCGGGGAACTCCGCGTTCAGATCGACGAACGCCTGACGCTGCTCCGCGCGCCAGTCCTTCGTGTCGAAGTATCCACCCGCAGCCATGCGGAGCAGGATGTCCTGCGGCGGCTGCTCCTTCACCGCGGCGGCGTTGCGGATCGAATCGGCCTCCTCCGTCGTGATGAACTCCCGGTTCACCGCATCGGTGATGTCGAAGTCGAACAGCGGTACGCCGCTGCACGCGTAGATCCAGAACTTAGGTACGAGGTTGTCTCCCTGCACGGGCTGTCCGTCGCCGCACTGCCAGCCGTTCTCAGTCTCGATGCAATCGGGGACATGGATGCGCCACTGCGCGCATCCCGCGCGCTTCGGGTCTGCGATTCTCCACCACCGCTCGAAGTGAACGACGCCGAGCAACTGGTCCTCGAGCCTCCCGAGCGTCGCGTTGAGGTTCGCGCCGCCCTTCCAGCAGATCATCTCCGGACCCCACAGCGTCCCCGGCTCCTCGCTCCACTTGTCGAGCTGATACTGTGAGTGCGTGGAATTGCAGACGCATCCGCTGAAGTTCGGGAACGGGAAATATGGAACGCAGTCCTCGCAGCCGCCGTAGCCATCCTCGGGGCATGGGAACGGGCACTCGGGGTACGGAGCCATCCACGTCCGCAGTCCGGGCCGATCGTCGCGGTACGCGACACGGTAGAACGTCCCGTAGTGACGGTAGATCGCCTGCACCGGCGGCAGCGAGCTCCACGAATACTCGCAGCACAGCACGCGAGTCTGTCCGGGCGCCGGGTTCGGGTTGAACTGCGCGGCCATGTTCTTCTGCGTGTAGCCCGGGCGCTCGCAGAACAGGATCAGCGTGTCGCACGACGGGCAGCAGCCCGTGTCGATCGTGCTCCCGTTCAAGCAATCATGCGTCGGGCAGGAGGAGCAGCAGCACGACATTTGGAACGACATTCATTCATCCTCTTCGACTTCGCACTGCTGCTCCGCGGTCCTCTCCACGAGGGCGTTGCAGAGTATCGCGTTCCCGATCTGATGCCGGAAGAACCTAGTCGCGCGCTTGGATCGCGATGTCCACAGGATGACCACGGCATCCGCGCCGGAATCCTCGATGAATCTCCGGGCGGCGGCTTCGGCCTTCTCAAGAGGTTCCATCTGGTCATCCTTCGGCATCAGAGAATCCGAACCGCCACGATGCGCGTGGCATTGCCCGTCGTGGCCCCAGAGCCCTGCTCCTGATGATAGACCGAAAGATCGGTGCTGCCGCGAACCTGCAAGGAAATCGTGCTTGTGGCCCCGATGGTCACGAGAGTCGATAGGGACGCACTCGTGATCTGGGCCGCATTGGTCGTGGCGTCTCGGGCCACCGAGCCATGCACCGATGCGACCGGATTGGTTCCGTCGAAGATGCGGAGCCCATAGGTCGCCGAAGCGGCAAGGGTGGCCGCAAGATTCGTGGCCCCAAGCGAGGCGTGCGCCACGACAAGCCACGTCCCAGCCGCCAAAGACACGCTCGCGCCGGCGGGGGTGGCGAACGATCCGGTGAGAGCCGTCTTTGCGGAAAGCGTCCCGGTGGCGCTGGACAGGCTTACCGCGAGCGTCTGCCCGGAATCGAAGCCGCCCGTCAACCCGTAGCCGACAAGGGCTCCGGCGCTCAGGATCTTGACAAGATCCGTGGTTTCGTCAATGGTGATGATGTCGCTCATCGGTTCGTCTCCGGGCTGATGGTGAACGATCCCTCGATCAGTCGCTTGACCTGACTTGATCCCGAGGTGAGCTCAAGGGCGTAGACGCCATCGCACGGGATCGCGCTCGTCATCGCCGCCGTCATGGTGACTGCGACGGTTCCGTTCGCCGGCGTAGGGATCGTCACCGACAGTCCCGTTGTGGGCGAAGCGCCTCCACTGTCGAACAGGGTCGAACTCGACGAGACGAACGCTCGCGCCTGCAAGCGGGCAGTCCATCCGGTCAAGTTGTACGGAACCTCGCTGGCGTTCGCCCAAGCGAAGTTCTTGGTGAAGGTTTCGCCCTGGTTGATGGTGAAGTTGTAGATCGCTGCGGCCATTATCGTGCCTCTGTGATTTCCGATTGTACGAGGGAATTGTTGCCCATGTGAACGCGAAGCCAGAGAGCCCCCCGGGGCTTCGGCGGTCCGCCGCGCTCGACGTGCCATCCTTCGCCCGGACTGAACTCGTCCTTGTATCCCGGGGTGCGAACGTGGAGCTGACGGTCAAGATATGTCCGGTCGTAGTTCGTGACCCGATGCCGCTCGATCGGCATGATCCACTGATCGTGAGTATGCCCCGTCCAAACGATGTCGGCGTCCGGCAGGTAGACGGCCATGCGGGATGTCTGGATGGTTCCGCGCGTGACGGGACCGCCGCCTCCGTAGCCATGATGCCGGTACATCCACAGGCTACCGATCTTGCGGGTGTTGGGCGCATGAATGACCACGCGAACCCACCCCGCGTATCCAACGGCATGTAGCCTTGTGGCCCCCGCCAGCTTCAGCCTCTCGACCGTCCTCTCGGTGAGGTTCGTCTCGTGGGCCTTCAGCATCGCCGTCTCGTGATTGCCAAGCCCCATCATGCACCAGTTGGGCGCATATGGGGTGTAGAAATCGACCGCGCAATCCACCAGACGGTCAATGTAGTTCCCGAACTGGTATTCGGGTCGGAGCGCGGAGCGGTCTGCCCTCTTGTCCCAGCGACCCTGCATCGCGCAATGCAGATCCCCATTGTCAAGAATCAGGGCTTCTCTTGAAAGAGCCTCGTCCAGATGCCGGCGCTCCATGCCGATGTCCGTGTGCGAGTTGTCGTGGTGCGCGTCCGACCGGAGGAGAAACCAAAGATCGTCTCCGATCTTTCTCGGGTGGTAGTCGATCCGGAGAACTCCCTTGTCCGGCTTTGAGACTCGCACCCGATCGAGCTTCATCTTTCCTCCTCGACGAATGAGGGCGGCACGCAGTACCACCCCTCGGGGATCTCGACGCGGTTCTCTGACAGCACCCACTCGTCCCCGACCCGCGTGTACACGCGGGCCTCAGTCGCGGGACCGATCCGGATCGGACTCGACTCGGGGACCAATACTGCTCGACTGCATCCACTCGCGAACGCGAGCGCCAGCGCGGCGAAGCCGATCGCGGTCCATGTCAGCGTCCACGGCACGATGCCGTGACTCAGCGCGGCTCTCAAGCCAACGAAACAGCCCGAGAGCGATGGCCGCGACGATGCGCTCGAACGCATTCATCCGCCCTTCTTCGCGATGCCGCGAGACACCGTGTATCCGAGCGACGCAAGCACCGTCGCCGCGAGGCCGAGGATGCGGTCGCCGCCGCTGTCAGTCTCGAACACGCCAGATGCGAGAGCCGCGCCGACGATCATTGCCGCGACGGAGAGCCAAAATTCCGTGGTCTTGTATCCGGGCTTCATCGTTCACCCTGCTTTCTGCGGCACGGAGCCGCTGTCACTTACCCTTCTCAAGCGCCTCGACGCGGCGCTCCAACTGGTTCACCCGCTCGTGCTGGACGAGCAAGATGCCCTTGATCTCCGCGATCTCAAGACGGATGCCGCTCGCGATCTGCCCGAGCTTCCATCCGACTCCGAGGATCGCGGAAACCACCGTGATGATTCCTATGACGAGGTTCAGGTCGATGTTCATGGTCAATCTCCTGCCGCCTGTTCAAGCGTCGCGAGAGTGGCGTTGGTTTCCGCAATCTGCGTGTCGCACCGCGCGATCCCGGCCACGTCTCCGATGCGTACCGCCGTCTCGCGCTCCGTCTGAAGCGCGGCGATCCGGTTCCGGACCAACTGCGCCAAGTCCTCGATCTTCATGGCGTCCCCCTATCAGACAGGCACTTCTTCCCACTGGAGCGAGCCGATCCAAGTGGCGCTGGTCAGCGCGGCAGACCCGCCGAGCGCGGCGTAGGAGCCAGGCGGGATGATGATCGAGCCCTCGAGGTCGGTCACTTGTGGAGTGACGTTGGCAGCGCCAGCGGCGGTCGCCCAGTAGTACGACGCGATGGGGATCACGTTGTTCGCCGCAGCACCGCCTGTGAGCGCCACGTTTCGGAATCCGGTCATCAACGAGCCGGACTGCAACTGCGTCCCCATGTTCCACGGCAACGTCGTGGTGGATTGCGTGATGGCCGTCGCGGTCGTGCCGAAGTACAGGCCGAACGCTACCGTTCCGGCTGCGCTCGCCGCAACGACGTTGCCGACCGACACCTTCGTGATGACGGCGTTCTTGCCGCTGCCAACGGGATTGAAGATCGCGAGCATGGGAGTACCAGCCGCGCCGCCCGAGTATGCGGTGACAGCCGCAGCCGTCGAGACGGACAGCAGGAACGAATTCCCGCGATAGGTGGTTTCGTAGTACCGCCCGTGCAGTTCGGAGACGATGGCATCTCCGAGTTGTCCCGAGCGTCCGTTGACGAGTGCGTTGTTTCCGCTGTTCGCGGGCTGTCCGACGATGTTCTGAAGAAGCATGGGTGTATCTCAGATGAAGGAGTAGTTCGCGGCCAAGTTCGGGGCCGAGCCGAATCCGGTGTTGTCGTTCGCTGCGGCTCCCGCAGTGAATGCGAGGCCGATTCCGGAGGAGAAGAACAGTCCTCCATCCGGGAGGTTGACGGTGTACGTCCCGACAGTCGCAGGGACAGCGAACACCATGATGTCGTTGGTGCTTCCAAGCAGGAAGGCGTTGCTGTTGTAGACGTGGAGGAACCCTGCGACGGTCGCGTTCTGACTCACGACCAGCATGGTCAGGCGACCCGCGCTTGCCTTGACTTGCACACCGCCAGTTGTGATTGCGGTCTGACGATGGTTGTTGATCGTCTGCCCGTTGGTCAGCGCGTTCGATCCAAGAACGACGCCGCCGCTCGATGCGTCCGTGAGGATTCGGCGGGTGTTCGTGCCGTCCCAAGCAAGCGGGATCGGGTTTGCGGTCGGGGCCGATCCGACCGCGATGTTGCCGCCGATGGCCGGGATTCCCGCCACGCCGCCTGTGACGATGTTCGTTGCGCCGAACTGCGCGACGTTTACGCTGCTGTTGGCCGCGATGCTCGGACTTGACGCCGGGAAGAACGCTGGCGAGTTCTTCAAGACGAGATTCACAACCGCAACGCCGCTGGTGTACGCGGAGCATCGGACGCGGAAGAACCTTCCCGCGCAAGGGAACATCCAATGCCCAAGACCAGACGCTGAAGTGGTCGGAGCCGTGCCGCCCGAGACGAGCCATCCTCCGATCAATGACCAAGTAGTGCCGTCGTTCGACACCTCAAACGTCTGCGTGGCTGACCACGTTCCCGCCAACTGGACAACGACGGAGTTGTATCCAGTGGTTTCGACCAGTGCCAACGAGCCGACGCGGTCGAGCGCACGGCTGACGATCTCCTGATCGCTCGGCACGACGTGGCCTCGCGCGTTCACGCGGATGCCCATCGGGTGTCCGTACGGGTCGATCCCGCCGACGCGCTGGAACACGTTCGACTCTCCGGTGGAGTCCGTGACGTAGACCTGTAGCACGTCGGACGCGCTGTGCGTCGAGGTGTCGATGTCGAGCGTAAGCGTGTTCGTGATCTGCGAGAAGCCCGCGCTGCCTCGCGCCGTGCTGTTCGGCTGGTAGATCGTCACGCCGCGCGTGACGTTGAAGACCATCTGCACGTTCTCAAGGTTCGGAGCCTCGCCGCGGAAAAGGATCGTTCCGGCTCCGGCGGCTCCGGGCGTGAATAGGTAGTCGGTGGTGTCGAGGATCTTGCTCATAGGACCGCCATCGCGAGGACGAAGTCTTCATCGGCCAAGGCAACGCCGTTGCCACGGATCACGCCGCTCTGTGACACCAAGCGCAAGTCTCCATTCCCGGCCTCGATCACGCCGTCCGTGCGGTTGTGCGACACGCGCACGAAGTCCAGCGCCTCGTTGGTGTCCGCGCTGTAGACGTAGAGGTGCGGATCGACATGGGCAGTGGTCGGGCTGCGGTTGACCGTGCCGAGGCTTCCAAGGTCCACCAGCGCGAACGCGCCGCTGCTCGATCCGTTGTTGACGAGGACCGACAGTTGCGCCGTGTCCAGTCCGGTGGACGTGCCACGCAACTGCATCCAGTCGTTGCTGTGGAACGACAGGCTCTTGTCGGTCGCAATCTGCGCCGTCGTGTCGAACACGATGTAGGAGCCAGTCGGGTTCGCGATGTTCGTGTCGCTGTTGATGACGCCGAGCCGAACGCCGACGTTGAAGGTGGTCATGTCGGCATAGAGCCGCCATGCGGTAGATCCGGTCGGAGACGGGTTGAACTCAATGCGCCCGTTGACGGCGTTCGTGATCGACTCGCCGTTGGGGAACGCCACGCCGGTAAACGTCGGCGTGTTGCCCGTGCCAAGCCCAAGCGCCGTCGCGCCCGCCGCAGCCGACGCAGCGCCAAGAACCGAAAGGCCCGTCGCTGTCGCCTGTGAATCGTCCAGTTTGGCGTCAAGCGCGGTCTGTAGCAAGTTGATGTCGGCAATCGCGTGCGTGTGGATTGCCGCCGCAAGTCCCGCTTGCGCCGCCGTCTGGTTCTTCCACAGGCCAGAAGCCGAGTCGTAGGCCAGCAGGTCGTTGTCTGCTGGCGATGCTCCGATCAGCACGTCGTGGAGTTCTTCGAGCTCCTGTCCGTTGATGACCTTGATGTAGGCCCGTCCCGCCGCGCCGTTCGACGCGCTCACCACCCATCCGATGAACACACCATGAGCGGGCTGCGTCGGGCGAGTGGTCGTCCAACCACCCGCCGTGGAGGACAGCCACAGGGCCGCGCCGTTGGCGAATGTGGCCGTGGGAAGGTTGGACAGACCCTCTAGGTAGCCTTGGACGATGATGTATCCGCTCGTCGTGCTCGTGATGTTCTCGACGGCAACGCCGATCGTGGTTGCCGCAGTCGCCTCGCTGTCGGCATCGGCCAACTCAACGGTCAGGTGAGTCCCCTGAGAGCCGACGATGTAGACGACCTCGCCCTTCGCGATCGTGCCGGATGTGGACTTGCGGACGAGTTTCATCGTCGCTTCGTTCAGCAGAGACGAATGCGATCCCGTGACCGCAGACACCCCCTGCACCGTGCCGCCCGTCAGCGCGATCGCGCTCGCGTCCTGCGTGGCGACCGTGCCGAGTCCGAGCGTGGTTCGTTGGGCGGCAGCGTCCGCGTCGTCCAGCAGAGCCTTGCCTGCCGTCGTGATGTCGCCGCCGAGCTTGGCCGTGTCAACTGCGCCGGGGTCGATGGTCCATGTCGCTCCGGATGCGGAAACCGTTATGTCGCCCTTGTCGCCGTCCGTGACGCCGCCGCCACCGAACGTGGCCCATGTGTTCGGAAGGGCCGTGAGCTTGTAGTGCGTCGAATCCGACTGGACATAGCAGACCATGCCGACGCGCCGGCGGTCCGACGCGATCGCATCTCGAGCGGCAATGTCCGCGACAGAGTGAAGTCCGCCTCTACCGTAATTGTCGATGTGCGTGGAATTTCCGTCCGTCGGCTCCGTGGGAGCGATCGGAACTCCAAGGGGAAGGACGGATTCCGTGTGCGGCATCAGCAGTATCCATCGACGGCGTTGGTCAGGCAGAAGTAGGCACAGGTCCGCGCCGTGCCGTCATTATAGCCCCGATAGAGCATTGCTTGCACCACGACATCTCGCTTATTTCCATCCCTGTCCTCGCCGATCGGGAGCACTTCAAACGTCGGCGGGTTGAATGGCAGCTTGTAGCCCGGAGAAGCAAAGGCGGCGCTGTTGTTTGTTTCAGCGATGTTGTATGCAATGACCTCATGCTCTGGCAACGATGAGGCGCAATCTCTGAACGCGGCGAGCCCACCCTGATACTCCGTCGCGTTGGCGGGAGCCGTTGCGTCCGCGCGGTTCTTCACGACGATCTTCGCCGTGTAGCGCCAAATGGGAATTCCTGCGTTGATCCGCGTGCTGTTCGTGATCCGGATGAGGCACGGGATACCGAACGGCCATTCGACGTGTGCGTGGGTCTTGCCGTCGTCCCCGCGCCAAGTGCGGACCATTCCGCTGCCCTCGATCGCGGTGTCTCCGTCGGAGAACTGCGGACACACCAGCGAGTCCTCGAGGCTCCCGTGGATGCGCGTCGTGGGGAAGCCGAACCCCTTGTCGTCGGTCTGCAACCGGAGCTCGAGCCAAGATCCTCCGGCCCATCCGTTCTGGTAGGAAGGGCACAGCCATCCGCTCAACCAAACGTCGCAGACGCCGGAGTTCAATCCCCAGATGCGCCGATCGGCTAGGTGCTGCTCGTACGGGCCGCTGGTTGGAGATATCGCCGACCCGGATGCTGCGATACAGGCGAATCCGCCATACGGATCTGGCTCGATCACTCCATAGCCAGGACCGTTTGAGTAGATCGAATCGGCGGCGACGATCGCTCCCCGCAGATCCCATCCTGTACCGCGGCGGTAGATGGGCGACAATTCCTCCAGATCGAACTTTCCGGTGTCGGAAGGAGTCGTGTAGTCGGAAAGCGAAGCCGATGGGTTGAAGACGGCGGGGGGGCGACCGTCCGGAGGATGCGCCGAGCTGCGCTTCAGATAGACCTGATTGGGCTGACCCATCTTCGTCGCTTGAAGCGGAATGACGAACCGCGCGAGATCCCCGCTCATGCCCGGAGGGGCCGAGCCGAGATGCGAGATGGTCCCGGCGATGATCCGGTCGCGGATGCCGTCCAGATAGGAAACGGCGTTGGTCACGCCCTGATCTATCGCATGGATCGCGACGTAGTAGCTTCTGGAGTTCGCGCCCGTTCTGAAAGGGAACAGGCCAGCGGCGACTCCGGCGTTGCGAGCCATGTCGTCGATCACGTTCAAGAACGGCTTGTGGTCCGCGCTGCCAAGCTCCACGGGCTCGCTGAGGTAGGCGGCGAGCGAGATGGCTGCGGAGGATTCCCAGACGCTCTGCGGCCTGTAGATGGGCGGAAAGGAAACGCCAAGCCCATAGGACAGGGGTTCGTTTATCAATGCCGTCCCGACGGTGATGGCCGAGCAGTCGCAAAGGGACGTGATGGCGTTCCGGTAGGTGTTCGCCGCATTCGATGCCGACGAATTGCTCACCACCTTCCCGGGAACCCAATCCCTGTCGGACAAATGATCGCCGCTTGAATTCCTCGAGCGCGCGCACCGCATGGCCCATCTCGGGCACTTGAACGTGACGACGTACATGGCCTCGCCGTGAATCGCGCTTCCGAATCCGGAAACCATGAGAGGCTGGACATGCGCCATCGACATGTTCCAGAAGGTGATCGGATCGTCCGGCTCGGACTCAAACGTGATGTCGAAGACCGCGGGAAGCGTGTTCGCCTGACTGGTGTTCATCGACTCCGTTGATTCGCCGTAACTGAGGAGGGCCATCACGTCGTTCTTCAGAAGCAGAAGCTTGCAGATTCCGTGCCTGCTCATGCCGAACAGCGGCCACTTCATGCAGTTGATGTCCCTGCAATCCACGTTCTGCCTCTCGATGAGCCTCCGCAGTTCGTCGGTGAGAAGCCGCGCCGAAACCACAGCCTCACGGCCCGTGTAGTCGGTGGCGTTGATTTCCCGGGATCTGACGGAGATCGCGCAGCTCATGCGAGATACCCCTCCGGACTCCCGAGGCCATCCGTGTAGGCGGGCTGATTCTGCCCCTGCGTCTCGTCGTTGGGCATCAAGATGGACTTCGGGTTGAACGTGACGATCCGGTATGTCTCGCCCTGATAGGTCCGATCCTGCAACTCAAAGGCTGGCTGCGTGGGCGATTCTCCCGTTCCTGCGAAATCGCCGGGGCAAGAGATCGCCACCGTCCGGTCGTATCCAGCCGCCATGATCCTGTTGCCGTTCAAGTCGGAGGTTCCGGACGTGAACGAGTAGTTCATGTCGGTAACGACCGAGCCTCCCGGCACGTCGCCCATCGAACGGTTCGGCGGCTCGTTCTTCTTGGAGCCGTCGATGAAGTCGGTGTAGACGGCCATTGGAGCCGCCACTTGAAACACCCTGCTCTTGGCGCTCGGAGAGATGGGAGGACAGATCACGATGCCGGAGCGGACATTGATCTTCCTCCCACCCTTCGACGAGAAGTTCGGGTTGGGAGTTTCGCTTGAGTTCGGGTTCCTCTTGTTCTTCTCGAGATCGCCCTTGTTCGGACCGGCGGGAACATACGGCTCCGTCTTCGGCGGAATGTACCTGTAGATCGCGTCTTCGTTCCCGGTCGTGTCGTTGGCCTGACCCTCGGAAGCATCGAAGTATCCGCCCGGGAACAGGTAGATCACCGGCTGCAATCCGCTTCCTTCGTCGTTCGGGATCTGGAACGTCGATGGAAGTCCGAACGACGCGGAAGAGAGCGTTTGCGTGTCGCGGTGGTCGAACGCATACGGGGTCACTCTGACAATCAGACTGTTGCCGTACGCGTCCGGCATCTTCGCCGGGGTGAAGACGAACTTGCCTCCGGAGAGCTTGACCGGCGAAAGGATGTTCTTGAGGAGAAGGCTCGTGTCCACCGGAGATACTTGACCGGACTTGTCCTCGGCGCTGTCGCCATTCGTCGCGACGAACGCCTGACTGGACGCCGAAAGGGCCAGGACCTCATACGAGATCGAGTTCTCCGTCAGCATGTTCTCCTCGGTCACGCGGATGCGCTGGATCACGTCCTTCGCATAGTCGATCCTGTTCTGCGAAAGGCGGATGCAGAGCGTCAGCAACGCTCCGGCGGTCACGAACTTGTCGCCCTTGACGGACGCGATGAAGTGCTTCGTTCCGATCGCGCTCGTCTTTCCATCAAGGCTCCGCTCGTAGGTGAAGGAGCAGTTTCCGACCTTCGCCGGCGCGGGAAGCCCTCGCGTGAATTCCTGATCCGTGATGTCGAAGATGAGGCGCGTCCGGCTCTCGTCGATGGCGTATTCCTGACGGATTCGCCGGAAGCCCGGATAGAGGTTTCCCGCCGCGAACCTGCGGTAGCAGTCGGGGAACTGCCCGACGTTTCCCGGGATGTTCGACGTGATGAAGTCGGTCACGACATCCGACCGCACGGAATCCCCGAAGTAGACGCCGGTGTTCGACGCGCCCGCGCGGTCCTGATTCCTCGGAGCCACGCCCATCGGCAGCGTGAAGCTCTCCTTTGCACGGATCTGCAAAGATCCGGTCTTCCTGAGCGTGACGTTTCCGATCTCGTCGATCGAGAACGACGACACGCAGTAGTAGGACCGGATCGCGTTCAGCGAGTCTCCCGATTCCGTCCACTGCGCCGTGAAGTTCACGAGCAGGCATCGCGTTCCGGTGATCGCAGTCACCTGCGCGGAGAAGAACGGGCCGTGGGCCTCGTCGAAGTTCTCCGTGTACACGGTGTTGTCGAACAGGGTGTACTTCGTCGTCGGAGACTGATTGGAGTCCTCAACCTCGATCTTCATTTGCTTCCGAGGCACGTTCAGCTTGTTGATGACCACCGAACGGAACGCCTGGGGGCTGAAGTCGTTGTCAACGAAGACAAGTGCCTCTCCCGTGACGAAGTGCTGAAGGATTCCCGTGTGCGGAGACTCGAAGTTCGCGGGAGACTCGACGCGGTACTCCGTGATGCGAACCTGCTCGAGCAGGACGGTGTTGTAGAGAACGGTCGTGCTCATGGCCTTGCTCCCCACCAGTTCGATGCGTTAGCCTTCGGGCCCATGTATGGACTGGTGGTGCTGAACCTGCCTCCGGTCATCTCAACCAAGTCGCCGATGAACATGGCGTTCGCGGATGCCGTGTTGTTGCCTCCCGCCAGCCGAAGGATGAGCGACTGGACGTACTGGTTGATCGAACCGAGTCCGAACGCATGAAGGTTGATCGTTGACAGAGAAGCCAAGCCCAACAGGGCGCTCCTTGCGTCTCCGGAGATCGCGCCACCGAGAAGAAGCGAGCCTCCGAACATGGCCTGTTCATAGAGCGTGCCCACGGAGAACTTCGTGACCTCCCATGCCTTCCGGATGGGAACCTCGGCCCTCTGGCGGGCGAGTTGGGTGGCCGTGAACTGCGTGGCGGCACTGCGGACCGAAGGAGACGATGCAACGCGCATGTCGGCGAGCAGTTGACCGATCTGGAACTGTGCCTCGAGCGTCGCGAACACCGGGTCGATCCGCGAGAAGTACGCTCGCGAAGCCATAGCCGCCTGCGAGAAAGAGCGCACCGCGCCCCAAATCTTCCCGAGAAGGCTCGTGACCATTCCAGCCACGGACAGCACCCGTCCGACCATCGTGACGATCCGCATGACACCGCCGGCCATCGAGGAGAACCGACCGGGAGCCGGAGCGGGAGCGCCCTCCCCGGCCCCAAGCTGATCCACGATGCCGCCAACGGCCCGGAAGTGCGCCCGAGTTCCCGGAAGGCCAGATGGGCTTGCCTCCCCCGCCAGAACCGCCCTCTCCTCGTCGGTCAGACCAATGCTGGACACCGTGGCCCCGGGCATACCGGCTTGCCGACGAAGATCGGCAACCCTCTGCGCCATGCTGTTCGTCATGCGGCTCCGACTGGCACGAAGGTCGGCAGACTGCTGCGCCCGGGCGGCTCGAGCGGACTCGCGCTGCGCGCGGATCGCTTCCCTCTGAGCCTTCGCCTCCTGACGGGCCTTCGCCGCGGCTTCCGTGGCCGCATTCTGCGCCGCGACCGACTCGCCGAATATCTCGACGGAACGGAGCCTAGTGGCCGCGCGCAACTCTCGTGCGCTGAGAGATTCCCTGTTCGCCTTGTACCTAGCAAGCAGCTCCGCGTGAGACTGCCGCATCACTCCTCCGAGCGATTCGCCGCCGCGGATCATCTTGCGATACTCAAGCAGATCGGCGGCGAACCGCGCGCGCGATCCGGCCTTCGGGGACACAGACGCCGCAACCGAACCGCCGCGAGCAGCCGATGACGGACCTCCCCGCATGGATGACATGCGCTTCAGAACCTCGAGGATCGCCTTGACGTTCTGGTTGATGCTTCCGACGTTGAGCTGAACGCCCTTCATCACGTCGAGCATCGGCCCGAAGTCATAGCCACCGTCGCCGCCGGCGGGATCGCTGCCCGGAGGCATCTGAATGGTGATGATGTTGGTAGGGATACCGCTCATCCGGCCCTCACGTCATAGGTAAGGCTCGCCGCCGTGGTCGGGAAGGCGCGCCTGTAGAGGTGATACGTCACGCCAGCCTGCGTCAGCGTCCCGATGGCGGGTCCGCTCGGCGGCGGGAATCCGGTCCGGTAGAAGGGCTCGAGGCCGGCAGCCGTGCGAATCTCAACGCCGAGCGAGTGCAGTTCCGCCGGGAAGGCGAACCAAAGATACTCCGAAGCGGGAGTCCCCGGGCGCGTAGGCGTGGTGATCGAGTAGCGAGTCGAGTTCGCGTAGGATCGCTCCTCCGTCAGCTGCGCCCACGTCGGCTGCGTCGATCGCCAGCCGAATCGGAAGATCCCGGCTACGGGCCAAGCCAGCGCGTACGAGCAGATGAACACGTCGGTCGCGGCCAGATACATCTGGGTCCGCGGCTCCTCCTTGACGGGGCCGCTCGAGACGAACCGGATTGGCACGGTGAGCATTCCGCCGAGATCGTGCTGGATGAGCGCCTGCCGGATCGCCGTCTGCCGATACAGGACGCCATGAGATTCGCCGGTCAACTGGCGGTTCTTCTTCACGTCGTTGTCCGATGCCGTCCGAACGAACGTGGTCACGCTGAATCGCTCCGTCACGAAGCCGAGCCCCGCGCGGTTCAACTCGTTCGTGGCGCCGACCGCGATCGGCGAAATCTGAACCACGAAGTCCATGCCCTCCGCAAAGACGGGATCGTTCGTGAGATAGACGCGGCTTTCCGGCAGACCGAGCGTGTCGATCAGCCTTTGCCGGATGGCGCGGAGAACCTGGGCCTGCGTCGCGATGTTCACCTGACACCGGCCTTCTGCCTCATGGCGTTCAGCTTCGCCTTGATGATGTCCTGCGTCGGCGCGCCGCTGTCCTTCAAGAGCTCCGCGCTCGCTTCAGACGAGAAGCACACCGCCACGCCCCGGGCAAGGATGCCCGAGGAGATCGCCATTGACATGCGGAGGTTCTGCAACAGGCCCAACATTTCCTCCTGCGTCCCGCAAGCCGATGGAGGGAAACCGTAAGCGGCGGCGAACAGCGCCGCCGCCTTCATCCTTTTCCCGCGTTCGTCATCGCCTTCGTCAGACGAACCGACATCGCGAAGATGAGGTGATCGGTCAGCCCCTCGGTCGAATCAAGGGCTTCCTTCATCGCCTCGAGGATGACTTCCTTCGGAGGATCGTCGTCGCCCTTCGCCTTGTCCATGATGATCGAGGAGAACACGAGGGAATCGGCGCGGTATTCCTTGTCGCCGATCTTGAACACGACAACCCAAGGGTCGTCCAGCAGGTCGATCTTCTGAGCAGACATTCACGGTCCTTTCAAGTCGAGAGAGTCGTGGTGCAGATCGTGGTTCCGGATGCCGGAGCCACGGTCCCGAACGAAAGAGCGATGCGCTTGAGCGTGTTGCCGAGATCCATGATCTCCGGGCCCGTGATGAGACGGACCAGCGGGAAGTCGTAGACCGTCTCGCCGGCGGTAGTCGGAAGGATCTTCAGCGCGATCGTGCGCGGACTCGCGCCGTTCACGGTAGTTCCGCCGACCGTCGCGAAGATGCCCTCTTGGCCGATGGCATTGGTCGGAGTGCCGCCCTTGCGGACTCGGGAGATCAACTGCTGGAGTTGATCCTGATTCCACGAAACGAGGGTGAAGTCGATGATCGCCGAGGTTCCGCTCAACACGGTTTCGCCGATCATGTCGCCTTGATCGTTGCGGCTGAAAACGCGCTGATGGTCCGTGAACGTGATGCGGACAAGATCCTCGTTGTCGGAATAGCCGAGCTCGGTGGTGGCCGAAGTGGTTCCCCACAGGATCTTCACCGGGCCTGCTACATGGAAGTCAGTAGACGCTGCTGGCATGTCATCCTCCGATGCCCTTGACGGCATTCTCCGCGATTTCCCTGAGCCTGTCGCGCGTGACGCGATTCCACGGCCTACCCGGGACGTTCAGTTCCTTCTTCACCACGAAGTCTACACCCTCGGTCATGTCCCCGAAGGATCGGCTCCTTCGGATTTCCTTCGTCCTTCCGAGGAGAACATTGGTCGCCCTCCGGTCGGACGTGTGCTCGTTTCCATAGTCCGCCGCCGAGATCGTGATGTCATACCTTCGCCCCGTGGTTTCCGTGCCGGGGTGCATCACCACCTGCGTCACGTTGATCGAGCGGAGCAGGTTGCCCGTGTCAACGAGCGGCGGATCGGCGTTCGTTCGATCGGCCTTTTGCCAACGGCTTCCGGAACCCTTCCTGCCGGTGAACCGAAGGTCATCCCACACCCCGAGCGGAGCAAGTGGCTCGCCGTCGCCCTCGCTCTTGAGGAGGTTGTCGCGAAGCGCCTTGAGCATCCCGTTCGCCACGGACTCGACGATCTGCACCTCACGGAACATGCTCCTGCGTCGGTTCATGCCTCCGTGTACCTCCGGCGCGGGAAGAAGTCGCTGTCGGCGACCAACCCGAGCGCGCCACGCTGCTGCTGCGAGATGATGGAGAGCGACGGGCGGCTTGCGTCGATGCTCGAGCCGATCGGGAACACCCTGCGTCCGTCCCGCAGATCGACCAGCATGGCGTTCGCCTTGTCAACCCGGTCCTTGACCGAATCTCCGAACGGACCGCCTCTGCGGGCCACGAGGATGCCATAGGCAAGGTCGCAGACCGTGCCGATGAGAACCCAGTTCTCGCTCGACTGCATCTGGTCGAGATCCGCCTCGGTGTAGACGCCGCCGCGGAGCGCGAACGACTGGACCTCGTGCGACGCCCGAGTGAGCGCCGCGACGATGATCGCGTTCGTGCCATCGACGACCCCATCGGCCTCGGCGTCAATTCCGAGTTCCGCAAGGAGCCGTTCGTCGATCGTCTTCGCGAACTGCGCGACCGTAGCGTATGGAATCGGCATTGCCGCCTCCGAAAAGGGGGTGACGGGTCCAAAGCCCCGCCACCCCCCGCTTGAAAGGGAGTCCGATCACCCGCCGATGTTCGCGACGTAGATGCCGGCGAGAGGAGCCGTGAGCTCCATCACGCTGTTGTCCACGATCGAGCCGACGGTGCGGCGGTTGCGCGGATCGTCGAACGTCTCAACCGTCATGTCCTCGTACACGAAGTTGGTGACGGTCGCGAAGTTCGCGCCGCCCTCAACCCCGGTGAGCCCCTGCGGACGCGACAGGAACAGCACGGCGTCGGTTCCGAGGATGTAGTCCGCGGAACGCGTCGCGCCCTTCTGGCTCGTGACGCGAACGGCGTCCTCGATCACGATGTCGCCGATTCCGAACAGCTGCGGCGCAAGACCGTAGCGCGAGAACTTTCCGGAGCTCTCCATCAGGTTCACGCCCTGCGTGTACTTGATGAGTTCGCGGAGCTCAAGGGTCTGCGAAAGCTTGAACGCCGTCTTCGGAGACATCACCGCGACGATGTCCGACATCTGGACCGCGCCGCCAGTGTTGACCATCAGCTTCTCGGTGGCGGTCTGGAAGAGGCGCTGGACGTAGGTGTTGTTCGCGCTCGGCGACGTATACACGCCGCTCGCAGCGGTGTCTCCGCTGAGAGCCTGATACGTCGCGAAGTAGTTGACGCTCGCGGTCCAGTTCGCCGCGGTCGTGAGCATCGAAAGGGCGCGGAACGTGCGAAGCGTCATCAGCTGCGTCGCGCGGCTGCGGGCGTGCTGCGCCACGATGTCCCACGATGCGACCTTCGCCGTCTCGTAGGGGATGTGGAACCCCTTCTCGTAGCGACGGGTCGTGAACTGCGAGAAGTCGAAGTCGTTGTTCGTGCCGGTCGGGCGGTCCTCGCCGTAGGCCCAGCGGAAGTCCTTCTCGTCGATCACGCGGACGGTTTCATCCGAGTTGATCTTGAGGTAGTAGCCACTGACGGTCGAGACGGGAACGAGCTTGGTGTAGCGGTTCAGCGCGAACGACTTGACGTTGCGCGTGAACTCGGTCTGGATGAGGCCGGTCGCCTCGCTGAAGGTGGGAACGAACGTCGAGAGTCCGCCACCGATGGTTGAGTCTGCCATGTGCGTGTCCTTTTGTCAGGTGTGCGGATCAGGTGATGCGCGGAGTCGAGAGGAGCTTGGCGCGGATGATGAGGTCTGCCGCAGAGCTCGGCTCGAGCGCGACGGCCCAGTTCACGTCGCTTGCGGCGCCGCCGACGACGAACTTTCCGTTCGTGTCGATCTTGAGAAGCGAGCCGCAGGAAATCGCGGTGGCCGAACCAGTCGTGACCTCGACGATCGCGCCGCCCTGGAGGGTGATCGAATCGCCTGCCTCGGCGTGGTTGGAGCTGCTGAAGCTCTTGGTAGAGCCGTCGGAAACGCCGATCACGAAGTCGGTCGCGGCAGTGACCTGCGAACCGGAGTGGCGGAGATAGCCCGCTCCGGACGATGCGCGGACCGCCCGTCGGGGCAGGATCGTGCCAGCCGCGGTCAGTGAGGGAACGTCAGAGAAAGAACCCATGTTTGATTCTCGCTTTCTTGGTCAGACGCCGCTCTTCGCGCGCGCCATGAGGGTCTTGAACTTCTCGGGATCGCCAGCCGCCTCGGCGACGAGCTTGGCAACGGTTTCCTTGTCGATGGCCTTCGGCTCCGGCTTGTTGCCGGAACGCGGGGCGATGCCGGCGCCAACGCGGACGCCGACCGGATCGCGGCGGAAGTTCTCCCGCCAGAACTTGACCTTGCGCTCGGGGTCCGGGCAGGATGCAAGTTCCTCGATCATCTCGTCGCGGCAGCAATCGACCGCGTAGCCCTCGGAGGCCATCGCGTCGATCTCGCGGGAGAACCGCTCCTTCGCGAGCTGGGCCTCGAGCGCGGCGATCCGCTTCTCGAACTTCGCCTTCTCGCGGGTGAACTCGAGACGAGCGCCGTCGCGGGCGTTCTTCGACTTCTTCGACTCGGACTTCTTCTTCTCGTCCTCGTCGCCTTCGTCGCCCTCGTCGTCATCCTCGTCCTCGTCCTTGTGCGAGCC